GCCCCGGTGTCTGAATAACACCAAAGCGACCGCACCAGCCTCTTTTGGCAATTGTATAGCCAACGGGGGCATCCGTTCTTTCTATCCAATGAGGTACTAGATTAAAATGCCATCCAGATCATCTTTCCACTCGTTCTACCATGACTATGAGTCAATCCTTTACTACAGTAATGGATCCTCAGCAGTCTCGGTAGCAAGCAATCCACAGCGTGTAGCGTGGACTGACTCCGTAACCTTTGGTGCGAACATCAAGGGCTGGCGGAGCAATCTTCGTAATGGCTTGTCAGCCACTACGTCGATGGTGGGAAGCAGTCGTACCGGCCAGTATTCAGCTGGCCAATTATATGTTGCCAAACCTAAGTCTGGTAACTTATCGTACGCTGTCCAGGTGACAGGAGATATGAAGCTTACGCCTAGTTTCTCCTCTAGTGATCCCTCTACGTTAGATAGTTCTGGAGCCAATCGGCAAGCGTTGGGCAAGTTTGTTACTAAGGCTCAGGCGAAACTCACTGCCTTTCAAGGCGGTGTATTCCTCGGAGAGTTAGCTCAAACTTTGCAAACGATTAGGAATCCTGCTCGTGGGTTGAGGAAACTCGTCGACGACTGGCGGTTTCACGCTCATCGCGTGAGACGTGCTAGCGGTCGAATCGGACAGTATTTGAGCAAGAAAGATCTTGTCTCCCGTACTACCCGTAACCTAGCAGATGCATGGCTTGAGGCACAATTCGGATGGCGACCCCTTCTCCACGATATTGACGACGGGTGCAAAGCACTCGCCATTATCAATACCGGGCAGTCGCTTCACACTAGCCGTATAACGGCTAAGGGTGAAGTTAAGAGTCGAATCTCCGAAACTATTGGCTATTCTGGAGCGCATAACGCGTTCTGGAAAAACCATGTGCTCGACGAATCCACCACTATGGTGGTTTATCGAGGAGCTGTGCGAGTTAAACCGATCTCTCCAGGTACTATGGATCCCCAACTCTTGGGTTTCGACCCTCTGAGCTGGGCTCCTACTGCTTGGGAATTGGTCCCTTACTCGTTCCTAGTGGACTACTTCACCAACATTGGTGAGATAATCCAGGGCTGGTCGTTCTTGCGCTCAAATATCGCGTGGGTCAATAAGACCGTGCGCAATGAGTACAAGAGAGTTGGGTTTTCTGAATGCTCGCTTAAGATGGTCAAAGACCATCCGAGCAGCGGATTTCCCAACGCCAACCAGTTTTCGTTCACGCCTGCAAAATATATCTGTACAAAGGCAAGCGTCTCGCGCGCGGAGTACACCGGGGATATTACCCCAGACTTTGCGTTCGAGATTCCTGGCTTCAGGAGTCTGAGATGGCTAAATATAGCCGCTCTGATAGCGAACCGGCGTTCAGATCGTAACTGGTCTTTCGGCAATTAAGATCCAAACGGAGACTGCAATGACTAAGATCAAAGATCTAGCCACTGTTACGGCTGATAACATCGTGAAACTCGTTCCGATTGACAGTGAGCGTTATGAACTCGCTGTCGCACTGGGTCACTGGTTACGGGACTCTTCAGATGAAGAGTTTATCCGCACCATCCCGGTATTTTGTAACGAGTACTTTACTGAGCTCTTTCTCGCCGCTCAGGAAAACGTCCAAAGGTGTGCTATTGCTTACCAACTCGATAAGAGTAGTTACCCTTCCGTTGCCTCGAAGATTGATCAAGATCGCTCGCGGCGCTATGAAGCGTCGATTGGCGACCTAGTCGATCTTACATCGAGGACCGGTCGGTGTTTCCACTCCCTTTCGATCGGCAAGTTAGTACGCACCATATGGATGGTCGTCCTGCTGCGGTTGAAAGGTGATCTCAGAGATGTTACCAACCATTGTGTCCATTAGGACAAAGGAAAACTCACATGACGTGGGCTCCCGCTTCTCCGGTTACCGGTGCTCCTCAAACCGGGCTGACATCCCCCACCTACACCCTCGCTACAGATGTAGCGCCGGACGTGAACGGTGTGGCTCGAGCCGTAACAACGCTCGGTGGCACCCAGACGGGTGTCGAAGTCAGTGCTACCTCAAACCCATTCACCTTGCTCGCAACGCGTCCGAAGGTGCTCCGCACTCTTCCCGCGTTGCTAGCGAATGGGCAGTTGCCTTCCGTCCCGAAGAACACGTGGACCGTCTCCCTCCGCAAGGGGGTCGACGTCCTAGCGGGCCAACCAAAGCAAGTTATGCTTTGCAAGTTGGAAATCTCCGTACCGGCTGGTGCCGACACGGCTGATCCCGAAAGTGTCCGGGCTGGGCTCTCGTTACTCATTGGCGCCCTCTGGGAGCAGAGCAATGAGCTTGGCGATGCGGTCATCTCGGGGGTCATCTAGCGAATGCTAGATGATTACCCGCATGGTCCGCAAAGGTCCATCCAAGGGGGCTAAGCGCCTCCGCTGGGTGGTCGCCATCTCGGTTGTCATCGTCCTTGGTGACAACCCACATATTCGGCAGAAAGCCGAAGCTGTGCTAGAATGGATCCTTCTATTCTAGGATAACGATCCCTTAACGCAACTGTGTTGGAGTACTGAATCATGGCAATGTCAGATCAGCTCTTTGACGACCTGCTCTGCGATCTAGAGGCCTACCTTCCTACTGGCTACAAGCCAGGATTGGATTGGGGGCCGGACCTAGACCCACAGAGTGTCGCCGCCATCTCTCTGGTTAAATCGTTCTACAAGAAGTTTCGTACTTCGAGTCGAACGACGCCAGAGGGGGACGCTGTGGCCTCCAAGAAGTTCCTTCGCTCCAATGAGCGCTGTAGAACTTGGGCTTATGCTCCTTGTACGAGTCTTGATGAAGAGCTAATGGGTGAGTTTAAAAACTTGCTCTATCGGTTCTTTTACCCCCAAGGGCACCATCTGGTATTCCACCTGAACGATCTATTCGATCGTGGCAGATGTGGACCGGGTGTTGCTGTAGGAGGTCGAGGTGAGGACTTTTATACAAAGTTCTTTGACTCGCCCCTCGCTTGTACGTCTAGACAGCTAGAAATCGCATATAGTAACGCGATAGCTAATGACCAGAGGTCCACTTGGGCAACCGCGGATTCCAACCGCGCAAGCCTGTGGGGAGACCCGACTTTAGTTCCAGGTAGTAGGTTCAGCTTCGTTCCGAAAGATGACACAACATCTCGGTTAATTGCCATTGAGCCCTCGCTGAATATGTTCTATCAGCTTGGGCTCGGCCGACTGTTGGAGGAAAGGCTCGTGTCCTTCTTTGGACTCGATATTACTTCCCAACCGCAGATTAACCAAGAGGCCGCTCGTTTCGGCAGCGTGACTGATGATCTGGCTACGCTAGATCTAAGCAATGCTTCCGACTCATTGGGCTTACCCATGCTAGAATGGGCTTTACCGCGTCCTACTTTGGACGTTTTAAAGCTGCTCCGTTCCCCTCTAGGGAACCTTTCTGGCGAGCAACTGGAGTTACACATGGTATCAACCATGGGGAACGGCTTTACGTTCCCTTTGGAAACGCTTGTGTTCTCCTGCGTCGTAGTCGCCTGTATTAAGTCAATCGGCCACCAGGCCGTGCGACCATACAGCACTTCTGTTACCGCCCTTGAGCCTAATGAACTCAATGGGTATTGGGGGGTCTTTGGAGATGACATCATATGTCACAAGCGGGTCGCGCTTCGCGTGATCCGGCTCCTCGGACTCCTTGGTTTCGAAGTGAATAGCGATAAGTCCTTCGTTGAAGGGGTCTTTCGCGAGTCATGTGGTCGCGACTTCTATCGAGGTCGCGATGTCCGAGGCGTTTATGTAAAACGACTCGATACACCTGAATCGCGCTACGTTGCCATCAACGCTCTGAATGTTTGGTCCGCGAAGACAGGGATTCCCCTGGTACGCGTCATCAGACGGCTAGTGGCTACAGTTCGGTGGTTACCCATACCACCGGGCGAGAACCATGATGCTGGGATCCGTGTCCCGTTCGAGATGGTGAGAGAGTCCTCTAAGAGAACCATAAACAAGTCGGTTATCTATAGCCGGCGTGTTGGTAATCCGAAGAGGCTCACCATCAAAGACGGGACCATTTGGGTCCCAAAACAGATGAAGAGGCGCTTCTTCAACCCGGAAGGGTTGTTGTTGGCGTTTCTCCATGGCAGCGTTCGTGACTGCCGTATCACGCTTAGGCAAAGCGAGGTACGGTACCACACGAAGCGGGGTGTAACTCCCAATTGGGACTACATCCCTCCTACGGGCGACATTGCGTCGCTTTGTGGTGGGTCGCGCTGGGAGAGCGCGACGGAAATCAACCTTAGAGGTTGATCTTTGGGGAATGTCAGCGACGATGAGGCGCGGTCGTAGGTTACGTCTAACACCTACGTCCAGACTTCTGACATCGCTGACAAACCGGTCATAATGACCTGGGG